CGACTGACCGCATTGTCTCCTATCTTACAAGTTGTAAATTCTGAGCGAGCTTGGATAAGGAAAGCCAAGTTCACCATCGGGGGGTGGAGTGTAGAGTTTAAACACCGCCAGGTAACAAACTCACACTCAAACCGTAGTCTAAATTCAACACACGATCTGCCAACCGAGAACACATATTGTTCCCATATGATCGGTTAGATATGGTTTCATATAGATCACACACATCACCCATTCCGACGTCATCAGTGAAGTAACGCTTGAAAAACTCCTCGTCAGTGAATACGTGCACATTCAAATAATCAATATCATGATATCGGTCAGCCTTGATACGATCTTGTAACAATCGATCATGCTTACCAATCAATGTATTAACAAATTGAACACGCATAAAATCAAGAAAGGGACATTTAATCCCGAACTTAATACCATCACCATACATAGAGTTGATCATTGCCGCCACATGACAGTTCGCTCGCTCGAAAATAGACATTGTTGAAGGACCAATAAAATCGCCGACGGAATTACCCATACGCCGAAATAATGGCCCCAGATTCAACACAGGAACAAACCCGTTATTAATGTCTACTACAGGCGAATACTTTAAAAACTGCCACAGGTGTGGTTCTCTCACCAAATTATCGCCCATTGTCACCACATAACCACATTTCTCAGCTGCTAACATACACTCAACCTGATTCCGAGGTTTGTGTATGCAAAACGATAGAAAAATGCAATAATTCGCAAGGGTGTTTAAGGCTGTTGTCAAAACTGAACCAGATAACAATTTGTGTTCCAACAGACGAAAAGTAACTTTACGTTTCATATCATCTGAGTAAACATCAAAATCGCACAAACATTGTGCAATCAAATCGTCCATCATGGCTCCAGTATTATTTCGAAACATATCTCGCATCAAGAAGAACAGTTCGGGAGTATGACTCATATCACATTTACTAATGTCCATATTGAACACCATCTCACGCAATATTCCGTCTTCGAAGAAACTAATATAAACACTAGAGTCGTCACTGTGAACACTAAATCGGGTACACCAATCCATATTCCCAGCATAACAATTACGTTCAAAAGTTTCAACTAACTTCTCCTTACTAACACTCTTAACAAAGACACAAGAGGAGTTACCAAACTCAAAAGCTTTAGTCGCCATATATTGCTTAATTTCATTCATGACAACCGGTGCTTTAATTGATCGACCAACCATAAGGTCACCAATAACACGCGGCATCTTTCCGATTTTAGCAAATTCATACAACTTCAACTTAATTCGAGTCCTGTATTTACCCCAATCTCGTTCCAAAAATCTACCAGAACTAATCAATTCTAACGCTTCTTTAACACGCAACTTACGTTTTTGGTGTGGCAAATCAGCGAATATCAGATTCAAAGCCTGTTCATCAAAACATAAACCTAAATAAAAATTAAACTCGTCAGTATACGCTTTAAACACATCAGAAAAATCACGTATAAACCTAATTTGGTTATCGCGCAATTCCTCGTCATATTTAGCATGTTGCTGCTCATCGTTTCCATTTTTAGTTCTTATACCAAACAATCTACCATGCAAACCAGAACACATATTGGCATTAGTGTTGCCATAAGTGACGGCATTGCTGGAGAAGGAAAAGGCATTAGAATGATAAGTTTTAGGTTTTGATGATTCCCCAAATTTGAGCTTACTATTGATTTCGTCATAAAACTCTTTTCCTTTTATAACTTTGAAACAATTACGCACAATATTGTGAGCAATATCTTTCGACGGTTGTAAAGGAATACCGTAATTGACAGGAACCATTCGGTACAAATTTTGGGAGTCGGCTATACCCGCACTCCCTAACTCTGAAAAAACAAATCCTTACTCAGCGTGGTGGTATCTGAGCCTGAGGGATTAGACAGTCTGTTCAAAAATGCTCGATAAACTGAATAGTTTTTAGCATAAGCGAACGTGTGACTAAGTATGATTTGGTCAAAAAAACCTATCTTAACTTCGGCACCTCGTAATCGAACCAAATTATCAATTACGACTTTACTGACTGTACTCTCATAAGAATTTGAAGCTGTCATATTTTTAGGGTTAATTAATTGCTTCAAGGCGCAATCATCCCTTATCCATTCGAAAACGACCGGATAAATTGGTTGTTCTTGACAAGTATCATATCCGACGGCGGTAGAGAATCTAACAAAACTCTCAACGGACATATCTACTATTGGGGTGCCAAAAAACGCCAATTCTTTATTGTGCGTACTGTTAACGAAAAAGTCGTTTGACGAACCTGTGGTGTCCGTATTTCGTAACAATCCGATCGCTTCCAACATTGTGATCCCAGGGTTTTCCAGCATCAATGCTATTTGTTTAATCCAATCTTTCTTTACATCATGCCGACATGACTTACCAAAATGTGTAGAACAATAAAAAATATTTTGAATTTCTGTTCTTAAAAATGGTTCGCCAATCGGACCGACAAATGGTGGAATTGGTTCCGTAATATGTAACGGAGCACTTCCAACTGTAGAAAGAGAAACAGTATCCACATTAACTGTGGCATGGTTAGACGAATCAGCTACTGAGTTACCAGCTTGTGCAACGGAATCTTGCACAAACGACAATTCGGATATAGTGTCATCATCTTCATCCCATGCTTCATTGGAGTTGAAGATCTGTCTCAATAGGATATCAATTTCGCATACACGACTATTTGCTGGAACGCTTACATCGTTTTCGCCAAGAATATCGTTAGTAGTATCTAATGCGTTTTCGGGCGGAACATAAACTACCAATTGCATATTTCCAGTATCTTGCACACCCGAAGGTGGTAACACCACGTTTTCATATACTGGAACATTAGCTATAGTAGACTCATCCACATCAGACAAAACAATATTATGTATGACGTCTTCGACGACGGGTTCAACAACCTCCTGTAAGGTTGGGGCATCATCGGCCACAACCTCGTCAGCAATTTCAAGGACTACCGGAGCGGAAGAAGCATTCTTCTGGTGATAATGTGAGCCACAATCCTCAACACGATTATTACACCTAAAGTACTTAACTTCTCCAACTTCGTTACACAAATCAACTTTACCTTGTTTAGCCATCAATCTACGCTCAGCCCCATTGCTTTTAGGACTAACGCGCTGTTGTTTAGATTGAGATTTGTGATAATGTACCCGCTGCTTGCAAGCCTCCAACTCGCATTCAACAAATACTTTACGACCCCGATCAAGGCGGCCACTACAACCACCTTCAGGGCCATGGGAGAATCGGCAATTTTCTCCCCATTGACATGTTCCATTCCGTTGGAACTGATGACACATGCGATCATTCTTGGGCGTAACAACTTTGCGTTTAGGGGCGCTCCGTTGTGGTGATCTAGCAGCCAAGTCATCAGTATTTGTCCACTCTCCATTGTTACCGTTAATTTGTGACACTCTTTCCAACGTATCCACTAAAATAACAGCAACATCTAACCTAGCTTGGAAAACAGACTCATCTTCATGCATATCAACATATTTACTAATATGCAAGAACTTGATAACGGACACAACATACAAATCCAAAGTGAAATACAATATCAATGTGGAACCAATCTCAATTAACTTAATAAAAATGTCAACAATCTTCTGGACACCGAATAAAGATGAAAACCCAATGACCTCTGGTAAAGACATAATGTCTAACAACACAGGAGTTGAATCTAAATCGGACTCGGAGCCATCATTATTAAATGACATCTCAAAAAATTGAACTAAAAATTTAAAAAATAACCTGTGAATAGTAACGCGTGTTCCCAAACTAAGCGCTGCTACAAAAGTAGAATCATCCAAAACCGTTTTAATAACCTCAATAACAGTCAAATCAATATCATCCCGTAAAACACGTGCACGATGTTTCTCAATCATCACACGGTTCTCCTCTTCATTCACAAGTTGTTCCAACATATCAATAGTACGACACAACGTTTTCAAGAAAACGACACAATGACATTTGTCCCCAAGAACTAAATGTATCGTACCAATCTCCGTGACACACATCACTAAATTGTTGTACCCAATATCAAAATACCTACCAACGTCCATGCCGATTAAACGCAATTGGTCGTAATTGCGTATAAAATTATTTACAATATCTACATCGCTTAAGTCGCCCCTACAAGAAACGCAAAAGCAAACATCATCTTTATGTACATCTATCACCCGAAAACTGTAGTTTTTATTTGTCATGCAATTAGTCCACTAAAATCACGAACCAATGTATATAGTAGGGAGCAGCATGGCCTTGCGGGCCATTTCTTGATCCTTCCACCCGTAGAACTTAATCTGTATAAATTAGAATGATTATTTCCTCACTCTAACCTTATCCTGGGATTTACAAGCATTGAACTTATAATTGCATAGGGACAAAATTCCTAATTTGCAACATTTCCATTCGACCTCAGCGGAACTGCCTTGGTTATGCTACGGGGTGCCCGCGATACGCCGCAACACCCTTTTCGTATCTCTTTCTACCATATACACCGGCTTTGCAACCCCGAATCATAAAGGGACCGCAGTGGTACACCTAAATTATCGGCTTTTGGCGAAGCACACCATCAACGTTTACCTTATCAGACGTTGACCTGGAAATAGAACGCGAACGTTAAATTAAAAGGATTTTAAAAAGATATAACAATGAAAACAACGACTAATGGCTACGACCAACCATCAGTAAGATATATTGGCAGGTTAAAACAACAAATAACCTGCCAACCAGTACAATTTTACAACTGTTTAACAACAACAGTCAACGTGGTGACTAGCAACTAACCACGGGTAGGCCCTATGCGCCGCGGGCAAACGGCATATGCGCACCTAACGACTGCTGCGACTCTCGGATGAGGACCGAGTGTATGTCACAGGCAATACGTAATCATCATCAGGTATTTCCTCCTTGACAGAACCTTTCTGTGCTACTTGCATAATTCCTTCCTTACTAATAGATAAACCATGTTTAGAGATCAACTCAGTCAACATACGTCTCTCATCATTCAACTTCCTACAATCTTGCAGGTGTTGATCATGGAAAGACATAGAGCCTAAGGACCTTCTGGACGTCATCGCGGGTGTCCCAGTAGTAGGTACCGAATAAGGTACGAACTTAGGAAGACCTCCTCCGTCCGTATACTTGATTGCTACAGCAGAAAAAGAAGTAGTATACTGCGCATAACTGTCATTATAACCCAAAGGGATATAAATAGCAGAACCGGCAGAAGTACTATTGTTCGTAAACGCAGAAATGCTCAAAGAAGGATAAGCACCAGTAATCGCCATATAGAATGAAACTGAGTATGTCCCGTTTGGGTTAGGTAGAGCAATAAAGCTCATAACAGTGGTAGAACCAGCCGAAGGGATCAGCTGGGTGCCTATCATTGAGTCATACACAGAATTACTAATGAAACCAGAATCATCCCAGGGTTGCAAAGTACAGTCAATTAATCCAGTAACAGACACAGTTGGCGTCATCGCACAATACTTGGTAGAAGCATTGCCCGGCAAAGTAAAAATGTTGGTGTCCTGAGGGAACTGCACGGTTAAAGTGCACAACATTCCTTGGCCAGCAGCCAAATTGTATGGCCGGAAAGTCAAAACTGTGTTATTAGGATCAGTCATATTACCCCATGGCGTCGTAGTCGTAACCGAAGCAATACTCGTCGAGAGTATTGGTTGGCTAGTACCATCGAGCGATTTAGGAGTGAATCGACCATTATAATTAACATATGCAGTGCTACCTGGTAAAAAAGGCGACAGAAAATCGTTAATAGTTGCACCGGTTTGTGTAGTTGCAGTGGCAGTTGCTAAGAAAGATCCACCATATGGCAGTGTATAAATCGGTTCAATAAGTTCTAAGTGATAAGAAATCCAAATTTGCCCGAGAACAGAACCTGGAGTAAATGTGGCAGGAAGACCTTGCGTAGCAATATAAATGCTAGCAAAATCATAAGTTGCAGGATCAATCACTACAGAAGCAGGATTACGAATGTAATACATGTTGTATGATTGTTTCTTGCACTCAACGCCGTACATTATACTTCTGTCTGGACGACAAAAAATGGACTCACTCGAATTCTCTAATTCGATCATACTACCAAAAGGCTCTTGTAACACATTGTACTGTGCGGACACAGCAACGAAACCCATAGCGGGTGAAGTGTTGTAGGGCGAAGTGGTTGAAATGAATTCTACAACTAACCCTAAAAACCTATACTGCTGAAAATCAACGGCAATATTAGATAGCCATGGAAAAACAGTAGCATCACCAGGATTGATGACAAGATTCAGTAAATTAAACTGATCCGGGTTTTCGGGAGCGACAAAATCCATCACATACTCTCTATGTGCTACATGCACACCATTGCTACATGAATCAAATTTAGGTATAGTCAAGGCGTTTCCACCGACCATTTGCCCATCCTTGTTCATCTTGAATAGTGAGTTTACAGTTGGATCACCACCAGCTTCATAATCACCACTTCCGTTAATGCGATTAAGCAATAACTTTGCGACGGTTTTAGCCGATTGACCTGAACCGGGCATCAGCCTTTCGGCCATTGCACCAGCTCCGTTCATGATACCATTCTGCACCCTCTCATTCTTTAACGCGGCTTTAGCCATTTGTTTGATCTTGCCACCAAGATTCTTCATAGTATCAATTCCATAAGCGCCTTTACCAGACACCACCTGAATTGCGACTTTCTTCTTCCCCCCATTTGTTTTGTTTTTGTTTTTCCTCGGCATGGTAAAAATCCACCCCATCGGTGAATCAGTTTGTCCTGTAGGGAGCAGCGTGGGCTACCAACCCACTTCTTGATCCTTCCACCCGTAGCACTGAAGTCTATACAAACACATTTCACCATTAAAATGTGCGTCTCCTAGGATTTACATGCATTGAACTTATAATCACACAGCGTCGAGAGCCGTTTGTGACATTTCCATCCAACCTCAACAATGGCATCGAGGCACATGCATAAGAAAGTCCGCGATACGCCGACAACCAACTTCTCGTATCTCTTTCTACAAAACATTCCAACAAAACCGATACAAATCTTACAATGATGACCAGCACCATTATAATATTGTCTCACGGCGGGGGCAGGACCGCTGACGTCTTGCTTAACAGTCGTCAGTCCTGGAGTGTTATAGAGTTTAACGTCTCTCTTCCAATTAAATATTCAACGTCGCAATAGTTTTGGGGGTCCACATGCAACTAACCAACCGCAGAAAGAATACTTAAGATTCTGCGAGCATCGGTGAAAACCAACACTGTTTACGATGGGGTAATGAACTCCAACTCTGAAAAAACCGTGACACTCCTGGGCAAAATGCGGTCACGAAAACCAAGTCGCAAATACATGCGGCGTTTACGGAGAATTCTCATTATTGTCGTTCCCATAACCTGCAAACATCGACTTAAAATATTCTCGACGAATGCAATAGTACATCAGGCACCGGCTGGCTTCACTCCAGACAACCTCAACACACCCCTCCTGAGCCAGGATGTGAGGGAAAACGTCACCG